TTATATATGGCAAATGAATATTGCTTGAAAATTGTATTATTTTCATTAGGGGTTTTAGGAGTATGGATTGTTTTAAATAGAAAAACTGAAGGTTTTACAAATATAACGGATGGTAAATTTCCCAAAAGTTTAAAAAATGAATTTGGGCTTTTTCCGCAAAGTTTAAAAACAGCATTATTGCATCCTGATTATAAGATGAAAAATAATCCGCAAATATCTTGTCTGAATATGGAAGAAGCGCATAAATTATATCCTACATTTGCTATAGGTTCTTATAAGCAAAAAACAAATAATAAAAAATGTTGGACTACATCTTGCAATGGGTTAACAACCCCACCAGATATGTGCGGCGGTTTATATGAAAAAAAACAATGCAAAGATGAATTGTCATTGCCGCCTCCCCCAGTTGAAAATTGTCGGAGAGTAAATTATTTTTGCGGTATTTCTAAAAATCATCAGTAGTGTTTTCAAATGTTTGAGTGTTAATATTGATAGTATGTTGTAATTTTGGCAAATGTAGTAACTTATGTGGTTTGGGTTTTAATGGTGGGGTAGTTATTTGAATGGTTTTTGTTTTCTTGGGGCGTTTTTTGGGTTTGCGGTGTTCAAATCCACTTTCTCTTTCCTTCAAAATAATATCCCATAATTCTTTGAATTTATATTTTACTGCATTAAACCAAGGTTCATTTTGTCTTACTAGAACACAAGACCATTTCTCCATTCTCCAATATGTGTCTTTTATCCATGTTAAATTCGAATGCGTATCAATTATTTCATCGCGCCATTCTTCGTATGCTTCAAAATTATTAATATTCAATGGTGTATATTCATATACTGGTTTTTTCCCATCATTGAAACATAAAATAACGCCTTTTTTCTCGCCATTTTGACTTTTGTCGAATGCGCCATCTTCCTTAAAAGATAATTCTGACTCATATTCTTTAAAAGCCGTTTCCAAGAAATCGCATTCTGGTAAATTTAATACTTCCATTTGCATTTGCATTTGCACCCAATATTCTTTTTTTGGAATGCCACATATTTCTCTAGAAGTGGGATTTTTAATTTCCAATAGGCGACCATATCTGTCATTACTATTTTTAATATTAATGCCATCAGGCGAAGCCGCTAAATGAGGGTATTTGTCGCTTTCAATGCAGCCAAATTCGCCCACCTTAGTGTTAAATTTCTGTTCATACAATAATATTGAAAGTGGCTCAAATTTATGGCCATGATGCATTGCCGATGTAATATTTACGCTCATGCCTTTTGAGGAGCTGATTGGTTTACATTTTGAAAATATTATTTGATTTCTCGCGGCTTCACTTTCCAATGTTTTCCAAGCACTGCTGGCGGTAATATGCAACCATCTAAATTCATACCATGCTTTTGTACCCTGTTCATGTGTATCTTTTTTCTTAATATTTTCGATAATATTTGAAAATATTATTTTTCTTTTCAACCATGCATTTAAGGTTTTTGAAGATTTTTTGGGTATTGTTACTTTTGTTGTTTCAGACCTTTTGATACCATAAAATTCGAAATAACTATAAATGCCTTCATCGATTAATTCTGAAAGTGGTATATCTATCATATCTTCTATATTATTGTATAATTCCGAGAGTATTCCATATGTATATTCATAAACGCGGTGATTGAAATCTTTAAAACGATATTCTTCAATGTTTCCAGTAATAAACTCATCAATAATCAAGCAAATGCACTCCCTGAGTTCATCAATATCCGTTTCATTTACGACAGATGGAACAGATATGGAATTTATAATATCTATCAAAGGAGGCAGTTGGTCGGCGTTCATGTATAATACTTTATATATCTTCTTTTAAATGGATGTCAATTTTATTTTTCTTATTTTTCTTATTTTTCCTTTTTGGCGGTAATCCTTTTAATGTGGATTTTTTTTTATCTAAATTTCTCAATGTAAATTTTTTCTTAATTTTGTTAAATTTCAAACCGGGAATGGCTTTAATTTTCTCATTTTTAACATCGTATACAACATCTTTAACTCTCTGAAGTTTTTTTTTATGTAAACATGAAATTAAATATTTTGAAAGTTGCATTTTTTCTTTAATGGATAATTTGTGTTCTTCTGAAAATTCATTAACAAATAATTCTATTTTTTTTAATTTGGTTGACCTGCCAAGTTTACTCCAAGTCTGTTTTTTATTTGATGCATTTTCTTTTTCAAGGAAATCTTCAAGATTAGCGGTATTTTGTTTATTTGAATCTATTTTCGAATTATTACCATTTAAAAGCATTGTTTGATATTTTATGTTTTTGAGTTCTTGGCATTCGTCGGTCATTATATAAATATAAACCAATGATTCTATATTATTTTTGGTAAGTTAATGATAAATTTAGCTAACTTTTGCAAAGGTTTCTCTAAAAAGTAAAGAATGTGAATTTCTGCCATTATGATTCCAATTGTTAAAATAATACCAATTTACAAAGGATGTTATATGAGAGTATTGAAAGGATTTGTTTTTTAGCATTATATCTATTTTATCCATAATCCAAGATAATAGTTGCGAAGGTAATAAATATGTCATTAGTATCATAACAAATGCTAACGACCTATAATTATACTATTTGTTTTTTTGGTTTCTTTAGATATAATAAAACTAACACCCAATAATGATATATAATTGTTTGATTATAAAATCCTACAAGTGTTGTTGGTGACGGAGGAGATGGTCCCAAATACCATATCCTCCGTACCAACTTAATAAATTTGCTATTAAATCAATATTTGGCATATATCCTTGAAGAAACATATAATATTTGAATTTGATTAAGAAAAATGGTATAATAATAACAAATATGAAAATAAATGTTAAGAAGCCAAATAAAGATTTTTATGTTCTACGGGATGTATATCTTTCTTTGATAAATTAACTATATTTTGAGAATTTTTATTCATATATTATATGAATAGAAAAGTATATTTATTAAAAAAAAAGGAGAAAAGGAATATAACAAATTGGGACAATAAGGATTATTTATTGGATAAAAAAAACCATATATCAATTGTGAATCAAGTTTTTTTGAATGAGTCATTTGAAGGCTGTGATGCTGTTAAAAAGGCTGTTCGCAAAAAAATACAGAGTTATAAACAACAAGATATTAAAAAAAACAAATATTCTGAAGAAAACTTTATAAAAGAAGAAGAAGTATATGAAAAATTAGTTATTTCAAAATTAAAATGTTATTATTGTAAAGAAAAAACTTTAATAATGTACGAAAACAAAAGAGAGATGCGACAATGGACACTCGATAGATTGGATAATTCAATAGGACATGATAAAAACAATGTTGTTATTTGTTGTTTAAAATGTAATCTGGAGAGAAGATGCATAAATAATGATAAATTTCTATTCACAAAGCAATTTAAGCTAATAAAAAAGGTTTAGTTTAAAAAATAATATTTGTTAATGTATAATGAATATCCCAATTATAAATGCGAGCGGCAGTATCGTTCCGACAACAATCGGAAAGACCTATCGCATTAAAATTAGCTGGGACTCGACCGCGTTGTCTGGTATCGGATGTCTCTCGAAAGAAATCACGTGCACCATACCGGTCTCGACATCGAAAACCAACTAATTTTAAACCTTTATCCAGATGCTGGCGACGCCGCTAATCATAGCCACCATTGTGTATCCCGGCGAGAATGTGTCCTCAATCGGCCCCGACATCTTCTTAGACTATGCTGAAGAAAATCAACAACAAGGACAAATTCAGGAAATAGAACAAAACGAAGAAAAAAGGCCTGATGGTGGAAAAAGGAAAACACGTAGATATAGAAAGCGTAAACATAAAAAAGCGTAAAACGCGAAAAAGAAAAACTAAAAAGAAAAGGAGAAAACGCAAGAAAAAATAATATTTAAAAGGTATTTATTTTTGCACTTTCTCTCCAAATGTGTTATATATATCTTAATATTTTAAAGAGAAATACTAAGATTATAATAATTAATTAAAATATATGTCAAATAAATATATTTATTGGAAATGGGGAAAAGGCGATTTAATGAAAAAATCTTATAGAAAAAAAGAAGATGAATGTCAAAAAGGAGATGAATGTCAAAAAGAAGATGAATGTCAAAAAGAAGATAAGCCTAATATAATTAGTGATAGAATGGATATGAGAGATAAAAATACTCGAGAAATAAATAGTGAAAGAATGAGTGAAAGAGAATTATTAATTCAAACCAGCATCAATCCTTTTATGTCTTCGAATAATTATTTAAATGATTTAAAAGTCCAAGATGAGTATTTGAGACCTTTAGATAGTAATATTAAAAGTGACACCCAATAAGTATTTAAAGATGTGCGATGGAATTATGTATATGAGTAATCAGTATACTACGCAAAATAATCTTTTATTAAATAATTTACTTAAATTTTACAATCAGGATAATAATTTAAATAAGATTTTGTCAATAATTAATGGAAATGCTCGAGAATCATTGAGATTAATAGATTGGTTTGTTACAAATTATGCCAAACAAAAATTTATTGGCTATGATTTAACGGATAAAAATGGTAAAACGAGGCGATTTAAAGTATACATTGATTATAAATTAAAGTTGAAAGCGTATTCTAAAAAGAGATTTGACCCCTTTTGCAGGTGGGATAGAATAGTAATACCATATCAAAAAGATAAGCATATTCAAACAACTATTGGTCAATTGAATTTTTTTAAATGGGCATTAGAGAATAAGATACTCGATTATATTAAAGAACATTTGGATGAAATTGAAGCAGATCAAGCTAAAAGAAATTCTACATCAAAGAAAAGAGAAAATAAAAAAAAGGTGAAAACTAGGAAGAAAAGGCAAGAACTATCATGTTCTGCCACTAAAAGTATTCGAAAGGAAGAAGTTAAAATTGTATTGAAATTTGATTGAATTATTTATTAAATTACTTATTGATTTAAATTGATTTTATTATATCAATATAATAAAGACATATACCAATATAATGTCTAACTCACAAGAAACGCAAGAAATTTACCCAACATCTCTTGCTAACTGGCCTCAGCATATGCTCGCTGGAACTACAAAAAACATATGTGATGCAATTACAAAAAATAATCTTTGGGAATGGGTTAGAGATTACTCACCACCAGAAGACAAAGGTTACATGTTTTGGAATCATTCAAATTTGGAAATTATTGAAAATGACGATGAGGTGATAGCCGATTGTCATTCAGGGTCTTCATGGGGTTGTTCAATGCGGGGAGCAGAGTGCATTGCAAAGGAGGGTTGGAAGGTGTATTGTCAAAAGATGAAGTAAAACTCTCAATTAAAATAAGATAAGATAAAGTAAATAATAAAGATAAATTTATAAATTATTATAACTTTATGGGAAATCAAACATCGGCTAGAAAGATAGGATTTGAGGACATGCAATATATTGTTCAACATAAAAAAAAGAACTATATATTGATAAATACAATGGGTGTAACAGAACAATCATGTTTAATTCCAGGTACTTTAAAAATTCATCAGGAAGAAGCTGCTATAAATAAATATAGATACAAGAAAATTCATATTATAATATATGGTAAAAATTCTAATGATGAAAGTATTTTTAAAAAATATGAACAATTATTAAAATATGGTTTTTCTTCAGTATTTGTTTATACTGGTGGAATTTTTGAATGGTTGCTTTTACAAGATGTTTATAGCAATGAAGAGTTTCCAACAGAAGGCGAAGAATTGGATATTTTAAAATATAAGCCACAGACTATATTACAAAATCAATTACTTTTATCAGATATAGATTAATTTTTTTTTTTAGCATTTGCAGCTTTATATTCAACATATGCTAAATATCCAAAACTTGCAGCACCAACAATTGTTCCAATAACAGAATACCATCCATGAGATTCTTTTGTTGCAACACAAATTTGATTAGGTACTCTTAAAAGTAACATGGCGGTCAAAGCTATGGAAAGATAAGGGGAATATGGAGTATTTTGTTTTACTGCGTCAATTTGATGCATTGTTCCATAAATTGCAATAGCTAAGGCAATAATATGTAAGTATCCAGTATAATTCATCATTTAGCAGAACATTTCATTTATATTATCATATAATATTTTATTTTAACAATAATGCGTATCAAGCGGAATGTTCATATTTTGTGATTGAATAAAAGAAGCAATAAAATTAACAATGTCATTATACCATTCAAGAGGTATTTCATTTATAAATTCGATATTACCATTTAAAATTTTTACTGGTAAATTAATATTATTTATCCAATTTTCATGATAATTGTGACATTTTTGGAGATATTCCATTGGAATGTTTTCACCTTCTCTAGCTCTTATATTTACTCTTTCTAAACTTTTTTCAGGAGTCGTTTTGATATATATAAGACCCGTTAAAGGAACATCTTTTATAAATTCATCAAACCATTTTAAGTAAATATGATAATTAATTTTTTCTATTTTATTATCATCATATAGCATTTTGGCAAATATTTCTCTATCGGTGAATATAGACCTTTCTGTAATAATAATTGAATGTGGGTGTTTTTTGATGGCATCTTTTAAAATATGCAAACGTGAAATATACGCCATCATTTGAAAAGGAAATGCGTATTTTTCTTGATTAGCATAGAATTTTTCTAATATTGTTATTCCGTTATCATCTTTGATAGAATTCCACACATCAACGGGTTCTTGAATGAATACCATATCTTTTCCGTTAATTCTAAGAATGTTTTCATTTAACATTTTTACAAATGTTGATTTTCCAGAACCTATATTTCCTTCAATGCTAAATATCAAAGTCATTTTTATGTACATAAAAATATAAATTTATGTCAATTCAATTTAATGTTAAAAAATTGATTTTAAACGAAATAAACTGATATATGCAAACAATTAGAATGGACTTAACACAAAAGAAATTAACAAGCGAAGAATGGAATGCATTAGAAAGGCCTGTGTCAAAGGAAGAAGAAAGAATTCTTCAAATGATTCAAGATGGATTCAGAGATGTTAATATATCTTTCAATGATACTCAAAGTTTGATGAATTTTATTAAAGTTACTGAAAATATCGACATGCATCATTCATATTTCTTTGAAAAATATTTCAAAAAAGTAGTATTAAAGTTAACCAGTAAATATAGTTTGGATATTTCACAAACTAAAAATAAGAAAAAAATAAAACCTTTAAAAAAACGAGAGTTGATTAGAATTGCGAATGTTGATAAAAAAATAGACGAAATGCATGATAAAATCATTGAATTTGTGTTACTTTCATTATTATCAAAGTATTTGAAAATCGTAAATTCAAAAACAAAGAACGATGAAAAGATATCAAAATCATACTTGATATATTATACAATAAGTCAAATAATGAAATATAATATTAGAAATATGAATCCAGAAATAATTAATTTATCGCAATTGGTTCTTTCAAAATTTAAAAATAAAATGAAAAAGAAAAAGTTTGTTAAATATGCTTTTAAATTTATTGAGGAAAACAAGGAATTGCATAAATACAAAGATATTAAATTGTACGAACATCAAAAACAAATATTTACCAATTGCAAATCCAATGATCCGAAATTAATATTGTATCAAGCTCCAACAGGTACTGGTAAAACAATTACACCGATAGGTTTAGTTTCTAAGCATAATTCCACGCCCAAGAGACGTATTTTATTTGTTTGTGCGGCCAAACATATTGGTCTACAGCTAGCGAAATCGTGTATTTCAATGAATATTAAAATTGCAGTAGCATTTGGTTGTTCTGACCCTGGAGGAATTAGATTACATTATTTTGCCGCAAAAGATTATGTTAAAAATCGCAGAACTGGTGGTATTTTCCGCGTTGACAATAGTGTCGGAGATGACGTACAGATTATGATATCTGATATTCGTTCATATTTGCCGGCCATGAGATACATGTTAGCTTTCAACAAACCAGAGGAATTAATTTGGTATTGGGATGAACCAACTATAACACTGGATTACAATGAACATGAATATCATCAGATTTTACAAGACAATTGGCAAAAAAATGAAATCCCCAATGTAATTTTATCTTCTGCAACACTGCCTTTAAAGGAAGATATTCATCCATGTATTCAAAGCTATATTTCTAAATTTAATTCCACAAATATTGTCAACATAACTAGCCATGATTGTACAAAAACTATACCTATTTTAGATTCAAAAGGATGTGTCGTGTTGCCTCATTTTGTATACAAAACATTTGACGAATTAAAAAAATCATTAAACCATATCAAAAAATTTCAAACGATTCTTAGGCATTTCGATTTAAGAGAAATAAGTTCATTTATCATATACGTCAATAAACATATCGAGATTAGGGATAGATATAAAATAGAGAATTATTTTGAGGAGATTTCTGAAATCAGTTCCATTAGCATTAAACAATATTATATCAAATTAATGGGTTCTTTAAAAAACAATTATGAAGAAGTATACAATCATTTCAAAGAAATCCGAAAACCATTATATGAATCTTGTATTAAAATAACAACTGAAGACTCCTATTCATTAACCGATGGTCCAACCATTTATATGGTTGATAATGTGAAAAAAATTGCCCAATATTGTTTGAAAACATCTAAAATTCCCAGCGGTATTTTAGATTTTATGCATGAAATTATCAGTAAAAATGATATAATTGGGGCAAAAATCGACGAATTAGAAAGAGAATTAGTAAAAAATGAAGACGAAGTGTCTTCTGGCGATAATCGTAAAGGTAAAGAAACATCTCGAGTGAGTAAGAATAAAAAAGATTCCAGAGAAGGTAATGATGACCAATATAAGAAAGAAAAAGAAGTAATGCAGCAAATAAATGGCTTAAAATCAATGCTTATTAAATTAGAATTAGACAATGAGTTTGTACCAAATACACATGAACATCTTGAAAAATATGATAAACTAGAAGTAGGAAAAACTGCTTTTAGTTCTGATATAGAAGAAAATATTGTTGAAAAAATTATGTTGCTTAACATTGATGCCATTTGGAAAGTATTGTTAATGATGGGAATTGGGGTATTTACAAATGAGTATTCCTCTGCTGTTTATAAAGGCAAGGACAAAATGTACAGGGATTATATTGCAATTATGAAAGAATTAGCCCAGAAACAACAACTTTACTTGATTATTGCATCTACCGATTACATTTATGGTACAAATTATCAATTTTGTCATGGTTACATCGGAAAAGATTTGGTAAACTTAACACAAGAAAAGGCAATCCAAGCAATCGGAAGAGTCGGACGTAAAAATACCAGTGGGGTATATAGTATTCGCCTGAGAAATGATGATTTGGTTCATTTGCTATTTATGAAAAGTGAAAACATGATAGAAGTTAATAATATGAATCGTTTGTTTGGATAAACCATACATTTTATCGCAATCTTAAAACCAAATGCAAAGTTGCCTCTTTTTGTATATTATAATCATTAAGCGTTCGTCCATCTTCAAGTTGTTTTCCTGCAAAAATAAGGCGTTGTTGGTCTGGTGGGATTCCTTCTTTATCTTGGATTTTAGACTTAACATTTTCAATAGTATCAGATGGTTCCACATCGAGTGTGATAGTCTTTCCTGTTAAAGTCTTTACAAAAATTTGCATTATATATAAAATAACATAAATTTTTTTTAAGTATATTTATCTTAAACATGTACACTGATGCCTTCGGGTAGTTTATAATAGTCGTGATTTATTATGTTAATTGCGATTTTGCGCATAATCCATCCCATCAAAAATGATATTCCCCCGGTAATTAATAAATGTGGATTAAAATATTTTTTAATAATATTTGCAGTTATAATCATTGTAATAGTTCCAATCGCACCTTCTATAATATTTTCAGCAGTTAGTATTATCATTTTTGGCATATATAATATATAAATATTTGATTATGTTATCCTAACGTATATCCCACAACTCTTGGAGATACAATGATGGCATACAGCGACGACAGGTTGCTACCACTCATGCACCCACCATCTTTTACAAGGTGCGAAAGAAAATTAATATAATTAATTGGATATATTTAATTATATTATTATATCAAGGATGTTATCGAAAGCCATCCAAAAAGGTAAACAACGCTGGTCAGACCAAAATTATTACATAGTTAAAGCATTATCGGAAATTCATTTAAAAAAAAACCCAAATCCTGAGTTTACAAAGGAAGATTTTGAAATGAAATGTGAAATTTTCGAGATTCCGGATAATAAAACGTGTTTTGTTAGTGGTCAATCAGCAAATGGAGTGGGTGACCATATGTATGAAATTAATGGGTATTTTAAATATACTGAAGAAAGAGGAATTAATGATAACTGGAATTTAGTTCCTGTTTGTGGAGAATATAATAAAAAATATAAAATTTTCAAATTTACTTTGGATGGAGAGAAAGTGAAAAAAAATATTGGTTATGAAAATTTGACAGATGAGGAATTATTGTATTTGATGTCTTCAACAAATAATAATTATATTCATATGGCAGAAATATATGTAAAAATGTTTACTTGGAAATTGTATGCTGAGAAAAAAGGGGCTAAACTTTCTTTCAAAGAAACTCCTGAAATGACAATTATTAGAAAAAGATTTATTGATAATTATAATAAAATATGGGAACAATTTGAAGCGGATTGTCAGTTGATTGCAAAATAGTTTATATAGTAAATGTTTGCATCATGTATCTTTTATGGACAATTATATTTGCCATTTTCAAAATTGAACATATATAATTTCTTGATATGTGTCTTAAATTTATCAAGGGGTAATTCTTTTTTTACAAAATTACATGTAGTGCAACAGGGGACACAATTGAGCATGGAATAATCTAAAGTCGAATTTAACCTGTCAATACCACATGTGTTATCTCCTCCGAAATACCCACAATAATAACATGACATTTGTTTAAAACAATAAAATTGTTCTTTGGTTAAACCCATAATTAAGTTTCTATTTTTACAACTATTGTTTATGTATGTTTCGTACGTGTGTTGGAATTTTGCACATTTAAATATTGTATTCGGCGAATTATTGAATTTAGCCGTATGATCCGAATGGAACCTACACCTCAAGGCTATAATATTGATAATTTTAAAGAAGTCGTCATAATCCAATGTATATTTCATTCTATTGCATGTTTCGCAACAACTTACCACATTATCGGTAATATATCCTAAATTATTATTTTTTCTATCAATTCCATTTTGTGTTCCACAATGTCCACAATAGTGACAAGAGCCTTTAAATAATTCAAAAGCTCTATCATCCGTCAATTCCCACAATAAATCTCTTTTTTTTGATGAACTTTTACATTCCCACAAGTGTTTCTTATAGGGGTCCTTTGGATTTCTTTTTTTTTGCCCCATTTTATATATCGTATAACACTTTTGACATTTGTTATTTGTGGCTGTTTTACATATTGAATTGCATGATACACACATTAATTCATTATTATTGGAATTGTGCAAAAGTGCGTTATCTTGTTTTAATTTATATCTCTTTCTATCCTTTTCATTTTGTTTTTTTTTACAATTTTTACAAGAAGATTTATCGTTTTCATCCAACACGTTGAAACATCCTCTAATCCAATTCACACATACCTTATTGTTTTTTGATAACATATTATATTTTTTTAATTTTTGATGTTCTCCACAATAATCATCGTTGTCTAACGCAAAATGCTTACATGGTATAGTGGTGTTTAACTTAAAACCAACGCATTTGTTACTATTTTTTTTTTTATCTTTAAAGTCTTGTCGTTTTTTGATAGCGTTTTTTTTACATTTATCACATGTTTTACTAAGTTTTTTGGTGATAAATAAATTTCTACAACCAGAACATTTTTTTAAATCAGTATTATCAGGGGAAATATCTTCCCATTGCGAATGTCTTTTACAACATTTTTTATTAGACAATGCTTTCCAAGAACATGGTTCTCCTTTGTTATTAGTCCATTTGCATTTGATTTCACACATATTTTCAGTGATCATTTTATAATATATTATAAAATAGTCTTTTTAAGTTCAATTTAAAAGTTACATGTTATGTAGTGGATACATTTAATTGCTATAGGCCAATCCGCCCATTCCCGACATCACGCGCAAGACATTGTAATTTGTGGCGTAGACACGGACTTTAGCGGTGTCTTCACCTCCAATTGCGTTGGTGGAGAGGACAAGCTGAAGAGTGGCGTTGTCAATACGAGAGAAATTGCAAGTTCCAGATGGCTGGTGCTCTTCAGGACGGAGAGCAAACGAGTAGACGTTGATACCAGTGTCTGGGTTGCGCGTGTGATGCTGGAATGGCTGAACAAGGTCAAAGTAGGTACCTTCACGCTCAGAGAAGCGGTCTTGTCCATTAAGTTGAAGCTTGGCAGTGACAACTGGGTTTTGTCCCCAGCAGTGAAGAGCAAGGGCAGTTTCAGCAAGAACGAATGCACCTGCATCAGAAACACCTGAGTCCTGGTTAGTTGGGGGGAAAGCTCCTTTGCCGATAGTTGGCTCATCACTCCACTCTTTGAAAAGGTTAACGGTCGAGACCAAGTCATTGGCACCAGGATCTTGAAACATACCAGTTGTTGGATCGATAAGACCATTGTAAACATTTGCTGGGCCAGAGAATGCAGCGATGGATGGCACAAGTGCATCAAGGGCATCGGTGTAGTTGAAAGCCTGTGCGCCAAGAGCGCTGTTCAAGGCCTGACCGCCTACGAAAGAAGAGCAGTAGTCTACATTTGCGTCTGGCTGGACCACAAAGATAACCTCTTTACAAGGGTGGTTGAAATTAAGTTTAACTTTGTTTGAAGAAGAACCGACGGATTCATCACCAGTGAACTGAAGTTGCTCGATGAGGTATTCGTGTGGGTTCTGGGCCATGCGTCTGCGTTCATCCGTATCAAGGAAAACGTAATCAACGTAAAGCGATGCTGCAACAAGCGACTTCTGGTAAGAAGCAGCGTGTTTGACGTTTCCTCCTGCGTCATCATCCAATTTTTTAACAGCCCAGAGACATTCGTCCGAAGGGCGAAGCTCGAGGTTGATTTTGACTTCGTGGTACTGAAGTGCAATCAAAGGAAGTGCGAGTCCAGGGTTGCGGCAGAACCAGAACTGAAGTGGCACGTAAAGGGTTGTTTCAGGAAGAGCTTTGCGAGGTGCGCATACTGCTGCAGGAGCATCACCACCAGAGCAAGCAGAGTCAACCTCAGCAAATTTAGGGTCACAGAGGTAGGTCAACTGAGTGGTTTGACCAACCATTTTGTTGTAACCACGTTCCTGTTCGGAAGTGAGTGTAAGTTGGTTCCAGATGTGCATGAAATCACCATACTGGCGATCGATGCGTTGTCCTCCAATCTCCACTTCAACCATGGAGATAAGCTGCTCACCTGGGAAATCAAGCCAGCGAGCCCACACGTCATCACCACCTGTCTCTCCACAGCAGCCTTCTTGGCCAATCTCTGGGAGAGTGACCTGAAGGTAGGTGCGGTATGCAAGGTCCCCATTTCTGGAGATAGTGCATTGGACTCTGCGGCCGAAATCGGCTTGTCCGTTAAAAGTTTGTTCAATTGATTCCATAGCAAAGTTGGTGTGTCTGCGGTATGTAACTTTCCAAAAGGTAATCTGAGGGTTACCGGTAAGGTAAACGTCTTGTGCGCCATAGGCAACGAGCTGCATTAATCCTCCTCCCATTTTGTTATACTATTGCTAAAGAAAAAAATATTTTAATTAATTAATTAATTAATTAATTAATGGAAATACCAAACCATGATTAATTATGTTTATATAAAACTGAGACGAGACATGCTGTTAGATATAAACATTTATTAATTTTATTTAATTATATTAATTATATTTAATTATGAATTATTAATAATACTATTTATATCAAAATTTTGTTCAATAAATTTTTTGAGATAATTATCTAAAAATACTTCTTTTTTATTTTCATGATTTTTTGTAAATATATATACGTCTCCTTTTTTTTTTATTTTCCAACCTTCTTCTAATGCATTGTACAAAAATGCCATTTTATGTAGTTTAATAGTATCTATTTGCAATGTTTTATCACTATTCATATTTTTTCTAAAGAAAAATATATATGAATTTAAACAGATAATGAAAATATAATATTTGTTTAATAAAATTAATTATTAAACAAATATTGTTATTATTAATAAATGCCAAATTTTAAACCTAAATCTAAAAAAAAAATTAAAATCAAAGAGAATTCAATTGTAACGGTGGATAATAAACATCAAGAAATGATTAATAAATTTGAAAATAACGAAAAAAATGCAATACCTCAATTGAAGAAAAATATTAAATCATTCAAAAAAAAAATCAAAAACAAGAAAATATCTCTGAGTAAAAAATTTGATTTGGAGGATTCAATTAAAAATTTAAAAAAAAAAATTAGAGAAATGGAAAAAGAGAAAAAAAAATATTTTTTAGATAATTCAGAATATATATTTAATTATTATGAGAATAAGCAAATATTGTCTGAAGATAATAATAATGATAAAAAGAAGATATTACATTCTTTTTTTAATCCAAAAACAAAAAAAAATACAGATAATAAAAAAAATGCTTTAAATAATTCTCAAAAATACCTTAATAATATAGATGAATCATTTTTTGATATTAATTTTTATGTCCAAAAACATGAAATTTGTAATAAATGTGAAGGAGAATTGGTATCTGTAGAATCAGAAGGTGTACTAATATGTAAAAAATGTTCTCAACAAGTGAACTTTTTAATAGAACACGAAAAACCTTCATATAAGGAACCACCAAAAGAAGTATGTTTCTATGCGTATAAGCGTATAAATCATTTTCGAGAAATTCTCGCACAATTCCAAGCTAAAGAAACAACACAAATTCCTAAAGAAGTAATTAATAATATAATTTTACAGATTAAAAAGGAAAGAATTACGTTGGATTCAATTACCAATAAAAGAGCGAAAGATATATTGAAAAAATTGGGATATAATAAATATTATGAACACATACCTTTTATTAAAGATAAATTAGGAATAAAGCCCCCGATAATGAAGCAAAGATTGGAAGAAACCCTTTGCAGTCTTTTTATGGATATACAAAAACCTTATGCTAAACATTGTCCAGATGACCGAGTTAATTTTTTGAATTATTATTATGTATTATTTAAAATGTGTGAATTATTAGGAGAAATACAATTTTTACCTTATTTTCCAATGTTGAAAGATCCTGTTAAAAGAATAGAACAAGATGAAATTTGGAAAAAAATATGTAAAGAACTCCACTGGGAGTTTGTACCTACAATATAAGTAATATATCTTGTGGCTCAATAATTTAATAATATTTACTAAATAAAGAAATAAATATTATTATTTACATACGTGGGAATCCAACAAGATTGGCACCCATTCCGAATCCGGCTCCTGAACGAGCAGAAACGGCCATTGATGGAACGTATGTATCAAGAATGCTAAATGTTGCAGCAGCAGTAAGTGCAATAAGCATAACTTCGTCAATTTTCATTGAACGTTTTGGGATAGCATAAGCGGCAATAGCAACCATAATACCTTCAACGACATATTTTACAATGCGTCTAATAAGTTCACCTAAGTCAAGTATTTCTCCTAATTTACCGAGCATTTTATATAATTCATTAAGAAAAAAATATAATTATAAATTAAAACTTAAAATGATATATATTAAATATCATTATAATGCAACAAAATAATTCTAATTTTGAAAAACAATTTAATTCAAATGGAGACAAAAACCCTAAATATGTTGATTTATTGGAAGAAGATAAAGCAATCGCTGGTCAAAAATTCGCATGTATAAGTTTTGTTTCGCCGGAAAATATTTTAAAAAAGAAAGAGGTCTTTTTTTTCGAACAATTCCTAAAACACTGGGATTTTACTAAATCAACAGAAAAATTTACTCAGTTTTTAAATTTCATGTCTTTTAAATACAATTTGAATTTTGATAAAATTATGGCGGATTTCCAAGAGTATGCTAAATCTGAAAAAGAAGAATTGGTAAAAACTTCAATCGACGATGATTATAAAAACTTTTTAGATGCTAAAGAAGATGATTTATCGGCAGAATTTTCCTCATTGTATGATTTCCAAACCAATACCCGAGGTATCAAAGTCAGAGGGGTGTTTGCAACTCAACAAGAAGCTGAATTAAGATGCAGAATGCTAAGAGAAGTTGACCCAAACCACGATGTTTATGTAGGACCAGTTGGTATGTGGATGCCATGGAATCCCGAAGCATACAAGACAGGTAGGGTTGAATATATGGAGGATGAATTGAATCAGTTGATGAAAGAAAAAAATCTTAATGAGCAGTCAGCAAAGCAGCAATTCGAAAAACGCGTAAAAGAAACCAAAAGAAACGCCATCGAAGAAAATAAAAAACTTGCAAGTGATACAGGAAATAAACTTACACAAAACATTGACAAAGATGGCAATCTTGTCGGTGTGGCAAATATGAATGATTCACTCGTGGAAAGCGAGGTCTCTTCTGCAGACATTAGAAAAGAGCTATTTGAAGGTGAAAATGTCAGAACAAAAGCTTTTGATAAACAGAAAGAAAATGATAACAATATTGTTGTTAATGAAAAGTCCGATTAAATGAATGATTAACGATTTTATATTAAATTTAATATAAAATAGTTGTATACATGGAGAAAAAAAACGATGCTTTATTTTTTTTAAAAAAATTACCTCCAATGACAAAAGGTTTATCTAATAAGAAAATACCTGTAAATATTGAAAAAGATGAACAAAAGGTTGAAAATAAAATCCCCATTTTAAAAAATAATAAGAATAAAAAAAAAAGAGGAAAATGCTCATTTGACGGATGTAATACGAAATTAAAGATAACTTCTCTTGAATGTAGGTGTAAGGCAAAATTTTGCGTTAAACATTTCTCTGCTGAAAAACACAATTGTGCTTTTGATTATAAAACATTGGGCCGCAAAAATATTATTAAAAAAGGTTCTTTAGATGGGTGTGAAAATGATAAATTTTCGGATAGAATATAATTACCAACGATTTTTTTTAACATTGATTTTTGGACCTTTTCTCTGAGCAGTTGGGTCAAACATTTCCTCTTCTTCATCAGAACCTATATCTTTCGACATTTCCCAAAATTCTTTAGACCCAAGTTTAAAATCCCGATGACCATCCGCTTTATACCAAAATATTTGTTCATCCAGTTTATTGGATTTGGCGTTATTGGCAATAACAAGACATTCATAGTTTTCAGTACATTGGTCCATTACTTGGCAAAAACTTTCAAAAGTGGGAAACATCCCAGCATAATTTTCATAAATTCGTTTCCTATTATTAATGTATGGTTCTCTCAGGATAAATGTATAATCAATATTTGTACGCAGATTGGGAGGCACTCCAAGCGGATATTGCATCGTTATAACTAACATAATTTTCCAATGTCTTCCATTCATAAATAGGAGCCTCATCAATTTATCACGAGCCCACGAGTTGTCATATAAACAATCGTCAAGAATGCAAAAAGTCCTTCCATCAATATTTGATTTACCATATACTTTTTTTTCTTTATTTATTTGCTTAATAACCATTTTCTGTCTTTTTAAAATATTTTCAATAATGGCAGTATTATATTCATCATGAATAAATAATTTTGGAACCAATGTGCCATAAAATCCATTACCTGCTTCTGTACCAGATATCACTGTACCAATAGGTATATCTTGATGGTGATACAACAAATCTTTAACTAAAAAGGATTTTCCTGTATCACGTCTACCAATTAAGACAATAACAGGGCCGGACGCCTTATTGGGATCAAATTTAATTCCCTTCATATCAAATTTTTTTAACTCCAAATTCATAGTAAAATTTTATAATATTATAAAAAATTGCTAATTACGCATAAATAAGTTTAAAGTATTTATTATTTTTGTCTTTAAAAACTAATGTTTAATTTATATTATAAAAAAAATAACAATATTGCTCTTTTTGAATCATTGAAAAATACAGATATTAAGAATATACAAAATTTTATTCCTTTATATGGAAAATATTTTTCCCTAAAACCAACCAATTATAGAAATATGAATTTAAATCATCATTTTCACATACATGAAGTGTTATCAATAATTAAAAAAAATAAATTTTTGTGTAAAATTAAATCCGATAAAAAAACATTGCAACAAAATAGTTTTTTTAAATTTTCTCCATTACTGGATCCTGTTAAATTTATGGTTGGGAAATATGATTCTTTAGGGGAAAAAGAACGCGAAGCTTTGCCAGCTTTGCAAAATAATATATGTCATGAAAAATTATTAGATGTGAATAATTCCGCATATACAGATAGTTTCTTTTCATATCTAAGTAGTCAATTATTAAATAATTGTTATTTTCCACATGGTCTAGATTTTTATGGTTCTTTTTTAGGTA